CCGATGGGTTGATCTGCAAGTTTCAATTTGCCGAGACGCAATTCGCCGATGAGCTTTACCAGCTCTATAAGGGCGGGTTTATGAAGGCGTTCTCTATCGGGTTTATCCCTATGGAGTATGACCAGAAGACCAAGACGCATCAGAAGATCAGCCTCTTGGAAGTCAGCGCCGTCTTGGTTCCTGCCAATCAGAGCGCCCTTGTCATGGAAGCGTATGCGAAGGGGCTTATCAAGAGCGACGCGCTTGTGCATGACCTCGGATTGGACGTTGCGCCCGATGCCGAACCTCCCGCCAATGCGGTCGAGGAAGTCAAGGCTATGGAGCCCGACATTTCCACCATCCCGGGCGACAAGGGACTGCCCATCGACCTGTCCATACCTACGACTGAGGCCCCCGTCGCCAAGGATGAACCCGAGGTCATGGAGAGGGTCGGCGTCGATCCAGCCACTCCGGTCATCCCATACGAGTACGTTGTGCCGTGGCTCGACAATCTCATCGAGGAGATGGGCCACATGAAGGACTTGGTCGCGGCCCTCTGCCTAGACGTTCGGGCGCTCAAGGCTACCCCCGCCCCGCTTGCCGAGGCCGTTGCCGATCCCCCGCTCCCTGTTGACGACTATCTCGAAATTGACCCGCCCAAGGATGTGCTGGCGATTGAGCCCCGCGCACCCGTACCCGCGCCCGCGCCCGTACCCGCGCCCAAGGAGCTCACGCTCGACGAGGCCAAGGCCAGCGTCGCCCGCGCCATTGCCGGGCTTGATATCAAGGGCATTGTGGAAAAGAGCATTTCGCTAAATCTGGACCGCCTGAGAGGGCGCGTCCGTTAATCGCCTTCCCCCAGCCACTACGCGCATATCGCGCTCCGGCAGGGATATCAGCACAGGGACAGCCGATGGAGATACGCCCGTCGTATCAGTCGCGCCCTACCGTGCAGAGATATCAGCCGTTGCAAGACACGCGCCCATGTGCGCTCACGGGGAGGCCATCATCAGGCCGTGCCGAACGGCTCGCATAGGGCCCATAGGGCTCATAGCCGCCGGCGCATAGCACTAACCATCACTACGGAGATAATCATTATGACTCAAGATGAACTCGATCAGCGTATCAAGGACCAGACTGGCGAAGTCCTTAAGGGCGTAATCGACAATTACGTCAAGGACCAGCTCAAAGAACAGCTGGCCGACGCCACGGCCAAGATCAAGGCCGAACTTAAACCCATCGAACCGATCCTTGAGGTTGCGCAGGAAGCCCCCAAATTTAAGGGCCTGCGTGACTTCCTCGTGTCCGTGCGGAACTTCCGCATGAACAGGACGCTCGACAATCGGCTTCAGTACGTCCCGGCGACGGGGCTGACGAAGACGACCGGGCATATGGAGATCGGCGACGACGCACAAGGCGGATTCCTTGTCCCTGAAGTTTACCGCATGGAGCTCCAGGAGATCGCGCTCGAAAATTCCGTTGTCAGGCCTCGGGCGACCGTACTCCCCATGACGTCCGATTCCCTGAAGATCCCTTACGTCAATGACACCTCGCACGCCAGTACCGTTTTCGGCGGCGTCGTTGCCTACTGGACGGCCGAGGCGAAGGAAAAGACCGCTTCCAAGCCGACCTTCGGGCAGTTGGAACTTACCCCTCACAAGCTCGCCGGGCTGACCTATACCTCGAACGAGCTTCTTTCCGACAGCGGTATCGCGCTGGAACCCCTGATCACGCGCCAGTTCGGCTCGGCTTGGGGGTATTTCGAGGACGACGCCTTCCTCGCGGGCTCGGGCGCGGGCCAGCCCCTCGGCGTCCTCAACTGCGGATGCATGAAAAGCGTGTTCCGCAATACCACGTCTCGGGTCCACTACGAAGACATCGCCGAGATGTACGCCTCCATGCTTCCCCCCTCCATTCCCTACGCCGTATGGGTCATCAGCCCGACGGTCATTGCGGAACTCATCGAACTCGGCAGCGGCAACGCGGCCGATGCCAGCGGGAAGATCCTGATCTGGCAGAACGACGCCAAAGTCGGCCCGACCTGGACCCTGCTCGGTCGTCCCGTCATCATCAGCGAAAAGCTCCAGGCGCTCGGCACGGCGGGCGATATCATCTTCGCCGACTTCCGGTACTACCTCATCGGCGATCGTCAACCCATCACCATCGACGCTTCCACGCACGTCGCGTTCACCACGGACGAGACGGCATGGCGGTTTGTCATCAGGGTCGCCGGGCAATGCTGGCCCCAGACGACCATCACCTCGCGGCGCGGCTCGCACACCTTCTCCCCGTTTGTCCAGCTGTCTGCGGCCACAAGCTAATCACACTAGAGGCTGAACATGGAAAAAGATACGAAAGGCGGATTCAAGTGTTTTGGAGAGTACCTGTCGCGTGTCCGCCAAGCTTGTGTTGACGGCATTCAAGACTCCCGGCTGAAGACGGCCGGGCACATGGCCGTTGCCGACGATGCTCAAGGGGGCTTTCTTGTCCCCGAAGAATGGGCGGATGGGATCTTCTCCATCGTCCTAGAGAAGGGCATTGTCCGGTCGCGGGCCAAGGTGCTTCCGATGTCCAGCGATTCATTGAAGATCAGGAGGCTCGTGGAATCGTCCCGGGCCTCCACATACTTCGGTGGAATCTCGTTCAGCTGGGCCAAGGAGGCGCAGGATAAATCACTCACGGTCTCGACGCCGACGGTCGGCGAACTCGAATTGACGGCGCATAAACTCATCGGCAGCACGTTCACGTCGAACGAACTGATGGCCGATTACAGTACGTTCGGGACATTCATGCGGCTCGCATTCGGCGAGGCGCTGGCGTTCGAGGAAGACTATCACTTTATTTGGGGCACGGGTGTCGGGCAACCGCTCGGCATCATGGGCGCTCCGGCGACGATTCAGCACGCACGCACGACTAATGCGGGCACGCCCGTCATCGGCGACCTTGCCGAGATGGCGGAGCGGCTGTTGCCGGGGAGCTGGCCCAGCGCGGTATGGATGATGAACCCCAACGTGATCGGCGGGCTGTCGCAGGACGCGACCACCGGTTCCAATGTGGGCGGCATCCTGGACCTCTCCGGGATGGAATGCATGGGCAGGCCCATCATCCTGACGGAAAAGTGCGCGGGGGCCGGTGCTACGGGCGACGTTATTCTGGCCGACTGGAACCACTACGTGATCGGCCACAGGAGTTTAGAGATCTCCGCGTCGCGGGACGTGCAGGATGCACGGGGTTCTGACGGCTTTATCACGGATGAAACTTTCTGGCGAGTGGTATTGCGTGTTGCGGGACAGCCTGTGATGGATGCTCCCGTCACGCCAAAGCTCGGGACCGATACTCTGTCGGCCTTCGTCGTTTTGACCACGGTCAGCTAGAACTCTTTAGGAGACACACAATGGGTAATGTTCATACTTTCACGAGCCACGTCCGGTCGCGTTACGGCATTCTCGATGCGTCCATCGATGCCGCGACTCTCGAAACGGTCGAATACGTGGATATGCGGAACTACGATCTCGTAGTGTTCGAGGCGCTGGCGTCTGCCGTCGTTTCCGCAAGCGCCCTCACGCTGAAGATTTGGCAAGCGACCTCGACGGCGGGCGCGGCTTCCGTGTCGATGACTCACGCGCTGGCGAGCGCCGTCAGCACGGCGACACACGCCACTCACTGCCATCTTTTGCAGGCGCAGGTGCGGGGCGAAGACCTGACGGCCGGGTATCGGTACGTCGGGGCGCAGCTCTCGGCTAACGCGAGCGTTCCTGCGCCTTGTGCGATCGTCATCCACCAGATGCGCGGTCGCTACAAACAGGCCACTCTGCCCGCTTAATAGCGCGACAGTTTAAGGGGTACTAAGCAAACGATACGGATAGGGCGGGCGCTCCGGCAACGGGACGCTCGCCCGAGTCCGATTTCAACTGAGTCGGTGACAAAACGTAACCGACTGATTTCAACTGAGGGGAGGACGGGGTTTATGCGCATATTGTGGCACAGCGTTTCACCGCTTGCGACGACAGGGTACGGCATCTGTACGAAGGAACTAGCGAGGCGCATCCGCGACCTCGGGCATTTCGTCCGCATCGGCACGAAGCACGGCGACCACAAGTGGTACGCGCATGACGGCTTCGAGGTATTCGACGGCGTTGATACCCTGCTCGTAAACGAGATGATCGAGGCTGACAACTTCGATTACATCTTCACGATGTGGGATATCTGGGTGATTAACGAGAAGCGGCAGTACCCGAAAGACAAGTGGGTTGCGAGCATCCCGGTCGATACCGAGTGGATCAGCGAATCGCTCAAGGCGGTCTCACAGAACGTCGGGATGCCAATCGCCATGTCCCTTCACGGCAAGCGCGAGCTTGAGGCGGGCGGGCTGAAGGATGTGCCGTACGCTCCGCTTGGATTCGACGACAAGGTATTCAAGCCGTTGCCCGAGGCGCGGGCGGCCTTCCGCAAGGAACTCGGGCTGACGGATGAGAATTTCGTCATCGGATCGGTCGGGCTGAACTACGTGGACGACCGCAAGGGATTCATTCCGCTCCTTATGGCGTT